TGTTTCCGCTATCGTTCGGATGATGAGGGTTAACAAGAATGACACCCCCAGCCACAGGTTCTATGTTGAGAACCGTGGTGAGACGATACGCGAGCAAATCATGGAGGACAGTTTTGTGCAGCTGCAGGTTGCTAAGCTGCTCAAGGTGCCACCCAGAGAGTCCATATTGGATGGGAAGTCGGCCGCCCGCAAGGCCGTTCTGGAGCGTGCGATGTGGAATGTGGACCACGGCCATCCGATCAGCGACGCGCTGTTGGATGGGAAAACCGTGGAGACATCCATTCGGTTGTTCTTGAAGAAGGAGGCAACGAACAAGAAGGCGGCTGACTTGCCGCTCTCCCCATACTTGCCAGGATATGAGGAGTTGTGCGCGAAGCACGCGACAGGTGGCGAGGGGGCCGATCCACCCCCCGACACCACAACGTCGACGCCGCGCCTAATCAGTTCGGTAGCCGAAGAGCTTCAGGTCGTGGCAGGCCCGCCGGCCAAAGCCATGACAAAGAGGATCGCAAAGATCTTCAACGGCGATAACGAGATGCTGTTCACTTATCCTTTTGGTGGGCGCGTCTTGACTATTTGTCCGTTTTACCCGTGTGGTTCAAACGCGGAGGATATTGGTAAGTGGTTTAAGTACGCGTGTCGTGCTGCCGCTGCCATCGTGGAGGCGGATGCTGAGAAATTCGATGCCAGCACCACCGAACCGACGATCAATGAAGCAATTGCCTTGTTTGAGGCGCTTGGGGCTCCAAAAGAGCTGATTGCGGCACTGCGCAGCTGCATCAAAGCGTACGCGAGCGATTGCTATGGCAACAAGTACAAGTTTACGGACGGCATCAAGTCCGGACAACCTTGCACCTCCGCTCTGGACACTGTTATCAACTTCTTTGTCCAAGTGAGCGTGTGCTTCGAACTCGGGGTTGATTCCGCGAGTGTTGCCATGTGTGGAGACGACTCCCTGCTGATCATCGATTCATTCCACGGCGAGAGACCGAGCGACAAGACGATCGAAGAAATGACGGCCCTGGTTTGGCGCAACTGGGGCTACACGATCGAATGTTTCGTTCGC